CGCGAGCTTCACGCCGGCCTTGCCGAAGAAGGTCATGGCGAACGCCGCACGCTTGTTCGTGTCGGTGATCTTCGCCATCTGCCCGAGCACGATCTCGAACTTCTCGGCCGGGCTCTTCGCGGCCTTCAGCGCACGCGCGAAGCCCGTTGCGTCGCGACCGAGCATCCTCAGTTGCGAGGCGCCGACGGCCTTGCCGAGCACGCCGGTCATGCGGAGCAGCGAGGCGTTGAACTCGTCGAGCGGGATCCCGACCTTCTCCGCCGCGAATCCCATCTCCTGAAGCTGCCGGGTCGTCAGCCCGGTGCGCTGCGAGAAGTCGGTGAGGTTGCCGCTGAGGTCGCCGACCTCGGTGACGAGATCCTTCAGGCCGCTCACCGCCGACGAGATCCCACCACCCAGGATCGAGAGGCCGGGGATCTTTTCGAGGAAGCCGCCGATCCCGGAGAAGACGCGGCCCGGGAGACGCGCAAGCGAGGTCAGCGAGCGGCCGACCTTACCCATGACGGACGAGACGAGATCCTTGCCTCGGATCACCATCTCGACCGCGTAGCTGCGCTTTTTCCCCGCCATGTCGGTCACCGCTCCGATCGTTTCTGGGCCAGCTTCTCGGCGAGCTTGCGCCACATGCGCAGCTCGTCAGGCTCGAGACGGTCGGTCTCTGAGGGCGGCCAGCCGAAGGCGACCGCCAGGGTCATTGCGTCGCGGACGCATCCTCGGAAGACGCGGGCGAGGCCTCGGCCTCGTCCGCGAACAAAGGGTCGATCCACCGCCTCTTCAGGGCCTTGAAGTCGTCGATGTCGAGCGCGTCGAGAGCCGCGACCGGGAGGTTGGTGAGGAGTTCGATCGCCTTCTCGGTCTGGTCGATCTCGTTGCTCGCGCGTGCGATCGCCTTGAACTCTTTGAGGCGCGGACGGCGCATGAGACGCGCGATGGTCACCGCCGCCCCATCCTTCAGCGGGATCGGATGGAGGAGCTCGTATACGTCGCCGACCGATGGCTTCGGGGTCTTGTCGCTCATCCGAAGACCTGCTCCGTCACGATGCCCTCGATGACGAGGGTCAGCATGCCGCTCTGCGCGTCGAGGGTGGGCGGGTCGACGAGCCAGCCGTCGGCCGCGTAGGCCTTGCCGTTGGCGAGCACGAGGGTCGCCGACACGTCGGACCAGCCCATCATGCGCGCGAGGCTGAGCCCGCCGTGGTCGATGACCTCGACCGAGATCCGGCCGCGCTTCTGCTTGACGCTGTAGCCGGGCGCCGGGTTGTTCGCGGACTCGAGCGTCTCGCGGACCTCGCCGGAGACCTCGACCTCCGTCGACGAGCCGACGTCGAAGCTCTCGGCCGGGCTCGAGCCCGAGGCGATCTGGAAAGAGCGGATGCCCGCGCGGGCCTTCTTCGATGCCATGATCTTAGCTCCTCGTGCCGATGCTCATCGCGAACACGCGCGCTTGGTTGACGGGGTCTGGGGCGCAATAGCTGTTGAGGCGAGACGGGTTGGTGCCGTCGCGCTCGACCAGCAGCGACTCCTTCCATTTCTCGATGTCCTCGATCCACCCGCGGTCCTCGAAGATCTTCCCGAGCCGCGCGAGGAAGGACTTGTAGATTGCCGGCGTCAGGATGCGCTGGCCGCTCGCGATGGTCGCGTCGTCGTCCTTCAGCTTGTAGTCGGGGTAGGTGGTCTTCGTGGCCGCCGCGATCCCGCGCCGGATCCGCGAGTAGAGGAAGCTCGACTGCACGTAAGCGAAGTCCTCGGTACGCGCGCTGTTCACGTCCTTGCGCCGGGTGGTCGTCTCGCACTCGAGGTAGACGATCCCGTCCTTGGCGACGAGGGTCGCGCCGCCGTCGTAGGCGATCGCGTCGCGCTCCGTGTCGGTGAAGTTGAGGCCGTGGCCGTAGATGCCGATAAGCGGCGTCATCTGCATATTGCCCGTCGGATCGTTGCCCGCGCGGAGCGCGTAGACGCCCGCGATCGCGGCGCTGATCTCGAAGGCCGGCGAGAGCCAGCCGACCGCCGTCTTGAAGCCCGCCGCGCTGACGTGCTCGTCGTTGCGCCCGGTGGCGTAGGTGATGAGGTTCGCGGCCGTGTCGCCCTTGGTCACGACGAGCACGCCGTCCTTCGCCGACGTCGCGCCCCAGCGCGTGTTGAGTGTCGTGCGCAGCGCGTCGACCGCGGTGGCGTCGGACGACTGGAAGGCGATCTGGTCGAAGGCGACGTCACCGAGCGAGGTGCCCCAGCTGGCCGCCGTCGGGTCGGTCGCGCCGCTCGCGAGGAGCGACATCAGGCCGCCGTTGGCGAGGGTCGTCGAGCCCGCGAGCGTGACGCCGATCCCGGTCGGGAGCTCTTCGCCGCCGACCTGGCCGAGAGGGTTGACCGCGATCGTGATCTGGTTGCCGACCGTGCCCTCGACCTTCGCCGTGAAGGTCACGATGTGCTCGCTGCCGCCGCTGCCGACCGCCGCCGAGACCGGGAGATCGGTGTTCGCGGTGACGGCCGTCACGATGGCCGTGGCGACCGCCGTGGCCGCATCGCCGCTGGTCACGCCGACCGGCACGAGGACGCCGCCGACGTACAGGTAGAGCGTCCCCGAGGCCGTCGCCGGCCCGGTGAGGGTGAGCGTGCGCGAGGCCGCGGTCGCCGCGTCGGCGTCCGTCTGGCACGCGATGTAGAGGCGCCCCGTGGGGTTCTGCGCGAAGAACGCGCGGGCCATCAGCGCGACCGGCGAGCCGGCACCCGCGAGGCCGATCGCCTCGCTCGTCGTGAAGACCCGATAGAGCTGCCCGACGACCGCGGGCGCTGACGTGAGCTTCTGCCCGAGGATGACCGCGGGCTCGACCTCGTCGGCGACGACGTCGCTCGGCGCGGAGGTGAACTCCGCGAGATAGAGCGGGATGCGGCGGGTGGCCGGGATCTGGCTGAAGCGGATCGTCATGGCGCGGCCTCTTCTTCGGGGGTGCTGTTGGGGACTTCGATGTCCACGGTCAGGCGAGGCTCGTCGACGGCGTCCTTGCTCATGTCGACCGCCGAGCGGCGGAAGGGGTCGCCGGACGTGTCGGCCGCGAGGCCGTGGTCCAGGGTCGTCTCAGCGTCGATGACGATCGAGGCGGCCCCGTAGGTGAGGCTGCCGAGGTTCGAGATCCCGCGCTTCACGGTCACCTTCGTCACGGCCTCGAAGCGCTTGATCCATTCGCTGTTGCCCGTCGTCGCGGCGAGGACCTGCCCGACGAGTTCATCGCGCGCCTGGCCCGCGACCTCGGCGGCGGACTGCGTCTCGGACTTCTGGCCGTAGGTCCAGCAGTCGATCACGATCTTGAGCTTGGTCGCCCACGAGGTGCTATTGCCGGCGCTCTCGCCGACGTCCTCGGGCGTGTAGACGCACACGAGCGGGAGGGCCTCCAGCGCGTCGCGGAAGTCGGTGTAGGTCGGCTCGCTCTCCTCGGTCTCGACGCGCGTTCCCGCGCTCGTCTCGGCCGCGATCACGAGTTCCTTGATGGCCTCGCGCTCGTCTCGGATAGACCACGCGCTCACGACCGATCTCCGAGCACGAGGAGGACCGTCCCGGAGGCCGGGCGGCGCACGTCCTGCACGGTGTAGGTATGCTGCTCGCCGAAGACCTCGAAGCTCACCGTGGCGCCCTGACGCGGTACGACACCGGCCGCGGTGAGCGTGGCCTCGCGGCAGTCGAGCACGGGCATCGACAGCGACGCGTCGACCTGGCCGCCGAGGTCGACGGCCTCATGGGTCTCGCGATACTCGCCGCAGATCTCGACAGCCGCGCCGCCCGAGGGCGACACGTAGCTCACCGGCCGACCGAAGACACCTTCGGTGGCCGTGAGAGCGAGGTCCATGAGCTGCTCGACGAGCATCGCATCTCCGTCAGGATCAGGCGGCCGTGCGGCGGTGCCACTTCACGAGGTGCTGGATGCCGCCGCCAGCGACCGCGTCGCTGTTGTTGGTCGCCTGCGCGAAGCGGATGACATCGCCGGCCGCGAACTTCTTGTTGGCCGCGGTGGCGCTCAGCGTCAGGCCGAGCGTCGTGCCGTTGGTGATGTCGGACTCGAGGTCGACGCTCGCCGCCGTGAGCACGTTGAGCGTGCCCGTGAGGTTGGTGACGGTCTCGAGGACCGTGCCGGCCGAGCTCGACGGGCGCGCGTTCGTGCGGAGGTCGATGGACTCGAACTCTCCGTCGGCCGGCGCGATCCAGTCGTAGACGACCGTCGCGGCGACGCCGTTCGCGGGGCGCAGGTTGAACTGGAGCTCCTGCGACGCGAGGGCCGCGAGGGACAGTTCGGGGGTGAGGATCACGATCGCGGTCGTGTCGCCGGTGAGGGCGGCCTCGAGGTAGCGACCGATCGGGACGCCCGTGGACTCGAGGCGCTTGTCGGTGGCGAAGTCGAAGTAGGCCACCGCGCCCGCGGCCGGCGCGAAGCCGGTCGCCTTGGTCAGCACGAAGACGCCCTCGATGCAGCCGGCGAAGCTCTCGTCGGCGTCCGCGGTGGTCGCGGGCACGACGACGAAGGGCGAGACGACGACCGGCACGCCCGAGACCACGCCGCCGCTCGGGGCGACGAAGGTGATCGGCTCGCTGGCTTCCTGACGCTTGTTCTTCATGGACTCACCTCGCGGGGCTTGGCCCCGTACTGCTCGAGAGGGGGATTAGCCGGAGCGGGGGATCTTGAGGGCGGCGCGGGGCTCGACGAACTCGACGTAGAAGGCGAGGCGCCCCTTGAAGTCGAAGCCGTCGGTCGTGAAGCCCATCTGGCGCTCGAAGACCGGCCCGCCCTCGCCGCGGAGGTAGCCGTACTGCACCGCGGCGAGGATCGCCGGGTCGGTGAAGAGCACGGAGAACACCGGGCTCTGGTCGTCGAGCGTCGGCTCCTCGATGAGCCCATCGCGCAGGCGACGCATGCGATCGGTCGGCGCGTTCGCCGCCGAGGTCGGCATGTAGTTCGGGCCGAGGAGCTGCTCGGCGTCCGTGAGGTCGTCCGAGCCGAGCATCCAGAGGGCCGGGCGGAGGACCGCGTACTCGCCGTCGGCGTCGACCTCTCCGGTGATGCCGGGCTCGCCGCGCTGGCGGGCGAGGGCCTTGAAGGCCGCCTTGAGCACGGACGCGCTCGGCGTGCCGGTCGTCCCGCAGATGTTGCCGTTCCCGCTCGAGAAGAAGTCCGTCGAGCCGTCGGGCAGCTTGTTGGCGAGCAGCTTCGCGAGGAACTTGCGGTCCTCGTAGCGCATCGCCGCGATCGCCGCGTCAGCGATGATCCGCTCGATCATGTTGAAGTCGTCGGCGAGCATCAGCTCCCACGTCCACGACACGATCCGGCCGGCCTTGCCGAGGCGGAGCTCGAAGTCCGACTCGGTGAACGACCCCCGCTGATAGGTGCCGCTCTCGACCACGTCGAGGAACGCGGGGAAGTTGCCGGCGCCGATGAACTTCGCGGACTTGAAGTCCTTGAGGTCCTCGCGGCGGGCCACGCGCTTCCACTCGCTGCGGCGCTCTTCGAAGCGCTGCTTCAGGCCGACGTTGACGACCGTGTCCGCGATGATCGGGAAGTCGTCGGAGGTGTTCGAGAGGCCCTGGACCGGGAGGCCGATCACGGCTTTCGCGCGGGTCACCGGGTCGAGCCCGCGGAGCTGGCGATGGCTGACGCCACGCTTCTCGAGGAGCTCGGCGCCGAGGTCCATCAGCGACATCCGCGAGAGGCGGCGGACCTCGCTGTCGTCGGCGCGCACGCCCGAGAGCCGGTCGTCCTTCAGCGCCTTGGCGAGGTCGCCGGAGGGCATGATGTGCGAGAGAATGCCCGCGGCCGCGAGCTTGATCGTCTTGTCGCGCTCGTCCTCGCCGCCCACGAGACCACCCGAGTGCACCGGCGTGATCTCCGGGACCTTGGCGGCGAGTTCGGTGAGCATCGCGGCCTTCGCGGCGTCGAGCGTGGGGTGCGCGAGCACGAGCTCCTGGGCGCGGGCCGGGTCGAACTTGACCCGCTCGGCGAAGCTGCGGAGCGTCGCGACGTCGGCGAGCTTCGCGGCGACCTGCGCGGACGCGAGACGCTGGACCTCGGCCGGGTCGACCTGGGGAGCCGGCTCGGGCGCCGGAGTCTGGGGGGCGAGGGTGGGACCTGGCATATCGGGCTCCTGCTGGGGGTCGTCCTGCGACGCGACCGAAGATGCCTCCGGCTCGGGCTCGACAGGAGGGGGGTCGGTCTCTGCGATCTCGGGGAAGTCGAGCGAGAGCGTGGCGCGGATCTGCTCCACGCCTGCGCCCTTCACGGCGGGGATCGGGACGTGGCTCGTCTCGATGAGCTCGGCGTCAGTGAAGACCCATTGGACCGTGATCGGTCCGTCGGCCTTGCGGACGAACCGCTTGCCGCCGCTCGCCCGCGCGCCGTCCTCGGCGACGCGATCGCCGGGGAGGTGGTAGCACTCGGTGAAGACCTCGGTGCTGCACGCGGAGCAGGTGATCGGGCCGGTCGGGTTCCAGCCGATCGAGACGCGATCTAGGAGTCCGCGGGCCGCGAGCTCGACCGCCCAAGGCGCCATGAGCTTGTGCGTCTGCATGATGGCGTAATCGCCATCGCCGCGCTTCTCGACGCGCGACGCGACGACGACGCCGCCCTTCGCGAGCATGTTGCCTTGCTCGTGATCGCGGAGCACCGGCGTGCCCTTGCCGCTGGCGGCGAGCTTGCTCATGAGCCCGTCGCGGAAGCGCACGAACTTGCGGTTCGGCTGCGCGCTCTGCTCGTAGGCGAGGACGTCGACTTCGACCTCGACGAGCTCGCCCGAGAGCGCCTTGGCGAGCAGCTCGGCGCGGCCCGACTCCGTCAGCGACGCCCCGCCCGCGCGGAGCTCCGTCACGCTCGAAGGCGCGTCCGGGTGGCTGGTCGTGAGGAGCGGGAGGATCCGATCGAGCGCCTTCTGTCGCTGTCCCATGGCTATTCTCCTGAACCCGGCGGGATCTCGTCAGCGAGCGGGGTGGCTTGGACAGCGGGCGGGAAGGCGCCGCGGAAGGCGTACTTCGTCGGGTCGGTGTCGACGACGATCCCCATCGCGTCGCGCTTGGCCTTGGCCTCGACGATGCGCTTGCGGAGGCGGTCCGGGTTCTCGCCGCGTGCGGCGATCTTGTCGTCCTCGACAGCGAGGCCGGCGCGGATCTCGAGGATGTCCGCGAGCACGTCCTTGTCCGGCTCGATCGAGGCGCGGGCCGGGACCTGCCATTCAGCCTCGACCAACGGAGACGAGATGAGCCCGCGGAGCCACGCGGCTTCCATGACCCAGCCCCACACGACGTCCTGCGCGGGCACGAACACGCCCCACTGCATGCGGTCGATCAGCGCCCAGAACTCGAGCAGGCCACCGCGCATCGTGGAGTAGTTGGCGTTCGAGAAGTCGCCCGTCGCCTGCTCGTAGCTGAGGCCGACCGACACGGCCCAGCTTTGCAGGTGCGACTTCTTGAACTGGTCGTAATTGCTGGCAAGTTGGGGGTTGTTGAAGACGACTTCGTCGCCATCTTCCACGCCGACCCACTGGCCCGGCTTCATGGTGCCTTCGATCTCGCCGGTCGTGGCGTTGACGACGTGCGGGACGATCACGTCGTCGTTTTCCTCGTCGGTCTCGGGCGGCCGATGCCATTCGTTGTAGGGCGCGCGCTTGACGACGCCGACGACGCACGCCTCCTGCTTTTTGGCGATCAGCGTGTAGGACTCGAAGTCGGACAGGTCGCGCTTGTCGGCCATGCCGGCCGCGGTCGCTGGCACCGAATGGACCTGGCCCGGGCGGGCCGGGAGACGCAGGTAGACGATCTCGGAGACGGGCACGCGCTCGACCTTCGAGACGAAGCCGAAGCCCTCGCCGGGGTGCTCCATGCGGAGCCAGTACGCGAGCACGCGGCCATAGCGATTCGTCTCGACGCCCTGCGTGATCTTGACGCCGGCCTCATCGCGCGGGCGCGTCAGCGAGTCGTCGATGAGGTCGACCTCGAGCATCTGCACACGCATCCCGATCGGCGAGTCGGTGTCCCAGATCCGACGCAGCAAGACGCCGCCGTCGACAAACATCGCTTCGGCCTGCTGGGCCTGGAGCGCCTCGTAGGTCCACTCGCCCGACACGTCGAGCACACCGCGCTTGCAGGCCAGCGCCCACACGGCGTCAGCCTCCGCGGCGAGCCTCTTCGACGCCTCGTCCTCGCCGTGCTTCGCGAAGGCGACGAGACCCGAGCCAACGAGATTGTTGGCCCACACCGTCGCGGCGCGGACGTGATGCGAGTCGTTGCGGCGACCATCGCGCGAGCGGCCCACGAGCGTCATGCGCGAGGCCGTGGCCGCGTTCGGGCCGGGGTTCAGGACGGTCCAATTTTCGCGCGAGCGGGAGGGCTTGGCGGCCTTGTAGGAAGCCTTGGGGACGAGCCCGAGAGCCCGACCCATGCGGCGCCAGATCGAAGGCTTCATGCGCCCTCGCCGTCGGTGCTGACCACCTGCCGACGCACGCGCTTGCGGCGCGAGCCGTAGACCTCGGCCGTCATGCGGTCGAGCAGCGCGAAGCCCTCCGTGAGCGACCGGAAGCGCACCTCTTTGCCGTCAGCCGTGCGGACAGACGACGCGCCGCTCTTCAGCGCGCTCTTCAGCGCGATGATGTCGGCCTCGGTCCAAAGCGTGTCGGCGACTGCCATGCCGCCCATGTAGCCGTCGAAGACGCGCGCGCGTCAGGCGGGTCAGTAGGGGTCGGCGACCTTGCGGCGCGGGCGGACACGAGACGGCGGAGAGGCCGTCGGCGATGGTGAGCGGATCGGCGCCGGACCCGGCTCGGCACTTTTTTGGGGTGTCAGGCGTTTGGTGGATTCCTTTCGCTGGCCGACTTCGGACCCGTCGCTCACCGCTCGACCCTTGAGCGGACGCTTGAGCTTCACGGTGCCGGCGGCGAGCAGGCCAAGGAGCGCGGCGTAGGAGTAGACCGAGGCGTCGAGGCCTTCGTTGCGGAGGCCGGCCTTGCGCAGCACCCACTTGCGCTTCATCGCTCCCGGGCCGCCCGTCTTGCTCTTCGTCGTCTCCATCACCTCGACCTCGGACGTGAGCTCGTCGAGGTGCGACTCGGGCAGCGCGTCGGAGAGATGCCAGAAGGCCGGACCGCCCTCGCGCGCTCCACTCGCTCGATCGCGCGCCGACCTCCGAAGGCGCTGCATCAGCACCTGCTTGGCGGTCGACACGCCGACCATGATCGGACTGTAGCCGCCCTTGAACCTGAACCGCGTCTCGCGGGGCCACACACGCGCGCCCGGTGTCGAGCTGCCCTTGATGCCCCAGACGTTGGCGTTGTGGTGCTGGCGGCAGAAGTTCCACGCCATCTGCGTGTAGGTGTCGCCGGTGTCGACGCACGTCGCGCGGATGGTCGCCGCGCCGCCGCTCTCGAGCGGGTACGGAGTCCGCAGCGCGTCCCAGAGCTCATCCCACACCGCAGGGCCGGAGGTGTCGCCGAGGATCTCCCGTCGCTCGATCGACCATCGCTCTTCGCCCTCGCCCCACGCATCGACGAGCATCACGAGGCGGTCGCGCTGGACGTCGACCGCAGCCGTGAGGACAGCCGCCGCGGCGGGCACGAGAGGGATCGCCTCGCGTAGCGCGTGCAGTTCGTGGAGGTCCCACTTGTCCTGGTCGGTGACGTCCCACGTCTCGCCGAGCAAGGTGTTGGTGAACACCTGCTCTTTGAGCGGGTCACCCTGCGCAGCCGTCCACTTCTCGACGAGCTCCGACCAGTGGACCCACGGCGAGTAGAGAGCCGAGATGTGATAGCCCTTCGTCGCGCGCTCAGGGAAGCGATGCACCCATCGGCCCCACCTCACCATCGCGCGCTTCTTCCGGTGCTCGATGAGCACGCCGCATCCCGCGCATGCATACTCGGCCGAGTGAGGGTCACCCTCCGTCCAGCGGATTTGCTCCCACACGAGCCGCTGCATGTGGCCGCAGTCGGGGCACGGGACGTGATATTCGCCTTGCGTGCTCGCCTCGTACTCCGCATCGATCCGGCTCTGGCCGGCGATTGTCGGCGTCGACCCCTTCAGGATCTTTTTCATCACGCCGAAGGTGTCGGCGCGGCCTTCGGCGAGGTCGCAGGGGTCACCTTCGGAGTCGAGATTGAGGACGTAGGCGTCGACCTCATCCATCGCGACGAGGCGCGCGAGGATCCGCCGGAAGCTCTTCGCGGTGCTCGCGCTGCGGGCGTAGAAGACGCCGCCGCGATAGCGCTTGTGCAGGATCGTGTTGCCCTTGCGACGCGCCGTGTCGGCCGTGACCAGCGAGCGCAGCACAGGCGACGACTCGAGCATCGGGTCGAGGCTGTCCTTGCTCCACTCCTCCGCGTCGCTCTCGGTCGGCTGCACGAGCAGGATCGGGCACGGGGCCTGATGCATGTAGGCGCCGACGCTGTTGTTGATGATCCCCTCGGTGAAGCCGCAGCGGCGCGACTTCTTGACGACGACGCGCATCGTCGGATCGCGCGGCGACATCACGTCCATCGGCTCGCGCAGATACTCCGCGCGCGAGGTCCTCCACCGGCCCGCGTCGGCGGCCTGCGAGGTCGTGAGCACACGGAAGCGATCGGCCCACTCGGAGATCAGGAAGTCGGGCGTGGGGCGCAGCGCGCGGGCGTAGGCGTATATCAGCGAGTCAACATTGCTCGTTGGCTTGAAAGGCCGCTTCACTCCTCACCTTCCTCATCATCCGCTGGGCTCGCGAGCCCCATGTCATTGGGGTCATCGAGATCCATGCCGACCGACTCCGCGTAGCTCTGCGCAGCCTGCTCGAGCACGAGCCGGATCTCAGCATTCACGATGTCGCCGCACCGTCGTGGGTCGGACTCGGCCGCGAGGTCGTCACGCACCGCAGCGCCAACTTTCTCAAGCAGGCTGCGCGTGGTCGCGGCCAGCTCGGCGGGAAGCTGTTCGGCGCGATCTCGCTCGACCAATGACGCTTGCAACTCGCGGCGCGCCAAGCGTTTCGCCCGGTACTCCTCGCGTGTCGCGAGCGTCTTCCAGTGCAGCAAGTCGCGCTTGGCGCCGCAGTGCGGACACGCATCGGCAGTGGCCGGCTTTTCGTCCCGCTCAGCGCGGACGGGCGGCAGCTGCTCACGAGTCCGGTCCCATGCCTCGAGCGACGCGTCGCGGTCGTAGAGCCCATCGGACTCCCGGCGATGAGGATGCAGGCGCTTACCCGGGCGCGAGTTGGCCGATACCGCCTGCTGGCTCACCTCAAGCAGGCGCGCGAGTTCGCCCCCGGTGATCCACACGCGGCCTTTGTCGCGCTTGTTGGCGGATTTGCTCACAATACTTACCGCACCCTGCAACTAGTCATCCTGGGCGCCCCGAAGGGACC